TGTCCCCGGCTGCGGTTCGTTATGCTACCTGCAAAAGTTTCTCCCAATAGGGGTAAAAAGTGCTATCCTTATGGTCAATGTAATTCCTGACCCGATGTTCGTTTTTCATCGTTGTTGAATGGTCATTATACCCTACCATATACGAAACCTCTGAATAACCGATGTTATAATTTTCGTGTATGTAGTAAGACAGTGCCATCCGGATAGATGAAAGGCTAAGACCTAAGTCTTTTTTAGTGGCCTTGCCTGTTTTGGTTTTAGCGAATAAATCTTTTCGCCTTAATCCAAACACGCTGCAATACCTTTCAATTAGTTCTATTGGGTTGGCATTAAATGGGTCAATAATATTCCCCCGGACGGTTCCTGAAAATGGGTAAGCTGTCATGCTGCCTCCTTTTTGCCCCACCTGTACTTACTAAAGTGAATGGTGCGACCGTTTGATTTTTTTACTACTGTTTCAGAATAAATGTTGAAGTCTCTCCTGAGTTCGTTAATCCTTGCCGGAAGTCTTGTGATGCCGTACAAAGTGAAAGCCTGAAAGGTTGTAATGGTTCCTTTCTTTCTCAGGTGGTTCAAAACCTTCTCTTTTTGGGGAAGTGATTTTCGCATAGTTTTAATTTTCTTGATCTTCGGGTATTAATAATTCTGTATCATCTTTATCAGCTTCCCATGCTTGTGAAAATTCTTTATTTTGAAATAAAGAAGCAAGGCCGGTAATCTGTTTCATTCTCAAAAGTTCATCTTTACTCATACCAATATGTTTACAAATCCATGCATCACCTTTACCCATCTCAACTAACTCCGTAACAATCGTACTCATTAACTCAATGTTATGTGAACCCCTTGCCCTATTATGCCTAATTGTTGAGGCCATACGATCGCTTAGCCCAGACTTAGATTGATTAATATTTACAACTGGTAGTCGGTTAAATATCTTAGCCCTTACCTCTTCAACCTCTTTACCAACTCTATTACGGTGAAATCCATCAACTACCGTTATTCCATCATTCTCTATGAATGAAACAATAGGCTGAGTATAACCATCTTCAATAATAGATTGCCTAAGTAACTCCATTTCTGGAGGAGCTACACTATTCGGGTTATAATCGTTAGCATGAACAGTGTCATTCCTTACCCACAGAACGCAGTCAACTGGCTCATTCTTCATTGGGGATATTTCGTGCATGGCTATCTTTAGCTCGTTTAATATATCTATTTTTTCATCAATAGACATACTTTCGTAACCATCAATAATTGACAATAGTTTTTCTTTCATTTTATTTGTTTTGTGTTAAATAGTCGGATATTGCTTCTGCCGCATCATATATATTTGTCTGCTTAAAACAAAGTTCGGCAATCTCTTTTGATTTATGATAAGTGTCTAAGCTGTCAGAAGAATAAACCCCGTCTTTGTTATGCGATTCATGGCCAGATAATGGAGGGTTAAAAACCGATATTAAAACAGTATCCTCTATGGCCTCAAAAGTATGGTCATCGTGCTTGTCTAAAATATAAATCGTGTCAGGTACTATCAAAACCTTTATTCCTGTTTCAAGATTAATCAATTCTCCTTTACCCTTTATACAATAACACGCCTCATAGTGGTTAATGTAGTGCCACCTATATGGGCCGCCTTTAGGTATTACTGTTTTCATCATTGCAAAACCTACGTTGTCTGACTTTAATACAGCCCGAAAACTTGTACCTCCTGTAAACTTTACAGCCCTTTCGGTATCAATAAGTTCGTTAATTCTTACAATTTTCATGTTTTAGATTTTAGAGTATTTTTTTTGAATTTGTTTCTGCCTTATCATTTGGTCTTTAGTTGGTGCTAAACCCAAATATTTGCAAGTGTGGTCATTTTTAAGAATAGTTATTGCAAACCGCTTCCAACTTGCTACATCTGAGTTATGGCACGATAGCATATCTAAGTGATCCGGGAATGATTGTATTACCACTCTCTCCTTGTCTTTTCTTCCGTGTGCTGTGTTTCCGTTCTTTTTAAAATCAATTCCGTTTAACTCAAGTTCTCTAATTGTTTTAGGGGTTAATCCACGGCCTACCCTACCCCAATACTTTAATGACTGGATAAACCGTTGCTTAAAATTTTCCGCAGCCTGTTTAGGTAATGTATCCAAAAGGAATTTTACAAAAGATTTCCATGTATGCCCTTGTGGAAGTTTAAAACTGTGATAATTTAACTGCTTACCGTATGTAGCAACAAAGTTAGCCCCATTTACCCTTGCGCAAAGAGTAACCCATACGTGAGGGTCAATAACCCTGTAAAGATTTAAAGATGATTTACTTTCACTCATAAACGGAGATGCTACACGCATCTTATAAATACTCAATCCTGCCTTCCAAAAAATATCATATAGCTTATTATAGTCCCACCCAAATTTATCATTACCTATCCAAATATCCTCGGTCCTCCAATCATAAATTGGGTAACAATTATAAACATAATCGGTGTTTCTCTTAGTCCACATATTCCCACCGTGAGTTTCTTTATCCTGATTCATGATAGCACGCCACCTATTAAGGCTCTCGTGTGTCCTGATACCAATTAAACAGGCAGTATCTTCCCCTTGTCCATACCAATCTCCGAACTTATCCCAAAACTCCTGATATGACATATTCTCTCTAAAAAACGGGAATTTATGGTTGTCCATGTTTACTACATAGCTTTCCTTTGGCATCGGCCTAATCCATCTTTGTTTATCATCCTCTCCCCAACACTGCCAATCAATCTCATAGCTTGACACGGTACAGGGTAATGTGATTGGCATACAGCACCAATAAACATCAAGTATATCTAAGTTTGCATTTAATATCCGGTGCATAAACTCTAATGATAGAGTATAGTTCGCTTCGTTATCAAGAATCATTACGCCAACTTTCCTGTCTGGGCAATTTTTTCTGATATAGTCAATGACCATATTTATCATTACACCCGAATCCTTACCTCCTGAAAATGATACATATATTTTTTTGAAGTTATCAAATATGTATTTTATCCTTTCATTGGAAGCGTCATATACATTTTTACCTATATACTTTCTCATTCAAATAAATTTAATTGGATTGATATACCACGTTTTGCTAATTCTATTTTTTTTAGTCTTGAATAATACTGTGAAACAATACCATCAAAGCCGAGTGATTTTAATTGATAATCGTTTTTTAGTATCGCTATTGCTATCCGCCTGTAAGAAGGGGCTAATTGATTTACCTCTATTTCTCTTTCACATTCATCAGGAATTCCGGAAGCGTAGCACCTTCCCTCCCATAGTTGAATGTAAGAATAAATTTTTGTTACCACAATGAAAATTGATTAGATTTATTTTCTTTAAAACGTATCTCAAATTGTCTTATTGCTATATCAGCCTGATTATTAGCCAAAAACCTTTGTTCTTCCGTTAACATACTCCATGCAGACCTAACAAGATATTCTGGCCATTTGTAAGCATAGCAGCAAGCTGCGTGACCAACATAAGCCCTTCTGTTTATAGACATATTTGTAATAAAGTTTTCCGGGCTATATTTCCAGTTATTTATCATGTCAATCATTGCTGTACCATAATCAATATGGTTTCCAGTAAACCGTATTATTAAATTAATTTGCTCATGCTCATAATCCTTTGTTTCCTTTCTCCACATACCGTTCTTATGGCATTCCCATTTCCAGTATGGATGATATATCTGCTTCATATTTTATAGTGTTCGATAATGTTTTCGAGTTCTTGCCTATCCCATTTTTTGTACTGAGTGCGGATAGCTTCCTCATCCAATCGCTTCACCGCTTCCTCCCCGTACATTTCAACAAGTTTGTGCCTGTAAAGACCTACGTTGCCGTGTTTAAACTTATTACAAGCGGTTTCTTGGATGTGTACGTTCATCTCGTTAAACCTTACACCTGAGTACCTTACAGGCCAGTAATGCCCCGCTTGGTCTCCCGGTTTATTGCAGGTGATACAGTTCTTGCCTTGATCCCTTGTACGAATCCACTTGTTAAATACGGTTTCGGCTTCCTTAATGAGTTTGGGTAACGGTTTGAGTTTTGGTTTGGATTTGGATTTCATCGGATTTTGTGTAATTTTGTAAAAGGGTACGGACGGAGTTAAACCATTGACATCTCAGCCTTTCGGTAACTAAGCATAGACCTGATGCCTTCAAGTTGATGGGTAGCCGTAGCGTTAATACGGTCTAACCAGTTAACTAAATAGTTTGCCTCCTTCGCTGCCGTTGTAACGAATTTGTTCACGGTAGACGGTGACAATTTATCAGAGTAGAATTTCTGTATCGCCTCCATTATTGCACCGTTTACTATTTCATCCTGAATGAATTTTGCATCTGCAAGACAATTACCCGATTGGGCAATTAAGATGCTAAGGAGGGACGCTCTTTCAATCAAATCATTTGGCTCGGTTCCCGGTTTTTCTTCAAGATACTTTTGAAACTTTTCTGATTTCAACAACAGTTCTTCTTTGTTCATCATGGTTTTTCAGGATTTATGCAGTTAGAAGGGTAAATCGTCTTTTGGTGCTGCATCTTTTTTGTAGGTGTCAACTACTGCAATCAGATTTTTTTGTTTTGATATTTGGAGTTTAAGTATCAACTGCGGCTCCCCGTTGTATTCTTTCATGTACTCATGGTGTTCTTTACAGAACTTTAACAACTCGCTTAGGGTGATACACATAGAACCTACTACGAAATCAGGGGCATTTTCTCTTTTATTAAAGCAACGGATGCCATCCGCAAATACTTGTTCGTTTGCCATTATTGTAC